ACGAAGTTCGCGCCGCGGTATAGGGCGATGAGGCGGTTGTCGATCCAGTCTCCCTGCGCGTTGAAGAACGGGTGGAGCAGGGGCGAGTCGATCGGCCCGGCGATCGTCGCACCGCCCAACCCGTTGCGCTCCCACCGGAGCGACGAGACGGTGAAGTCGGGAGTCAGCGTCTCGTGTGTCGTGCCGAGCCGGTCGACCACCGTGATGACCCAGTCGTCGACGGCGGGTAGAGGCTGCGGTGCGATGCCCGCGACGATCGGGCCAGGCCCGTCGAAGTTCGGGAACGTCGCCGCACGGAAGTCGAACCCGAGGTCGATGGGCTGGATGCGCACCGACTGCGGGGTCATCTTCCCGCGCAGCGCGGGCTCGTCGAACCCGATGTCGACTGCCGCCAGGCGGAGTTCCATCTACGTGATGCGGAACCAGCCGTCAGGCGCGGTGACGACGAGGTCCTCGCCCGACAGTGTGAGCAACGACCCGAGGTCGGACCACACGAGGATGCGATCACTCACCGTGTCGTCGTAGAGCAACGCGTACCGCACGGTGTCAGTCAGGCCCGTGATCGTCGCCATCGTCCCCGCGAAGACGATGCGGTTCGACACGATCGTGATGGTCTTGCTGCCGAGCGCCACGCCACCCGCCGAGTAGGACCCACCCGCGAGTTCGCCTGCGTTCCAGGGTGCAACCCCGTACGCGGTGTCGGTGCTCTTGTTCGGTGTGACCGTGTCGTCGAACCACGCGACCTTCATCGTGTCAGCCAGCGGCGCGATCGCGAGTTGAGTCGCGTCGAGGATGTCAGCCCAGGTGGTGAGCGCCGGGTTGCTGCTCACGACGGCGAGTTCAGGTCGACGGGCGGAAGGGTCACGTGCACCTCGCTCTTGCCGGTCTCGACGTTCACACGCCGCTCGGCCACGTCGGTCAGCTTCGTCACACGCACCTTGCCGGACACGCACGTGCCGACCGATAACAGGTCGGCGCGGTTCTTCACCTTGCCGTCCTCACCGAACAGGGGCTCACGCACGACGGCAGGCTAGTAGCGGGTCGGGTCGAGGCAGCGGAACGACGCCTGGATGCGGAGCAACGCGTCGCCCACCGCCGTGCGAGTGTCGTCGACGATCGCCCCTCGAGGGCGACCGAGGAAGGTCCACACCCGGCCGGGCAGGGTGATGACCAGCGGCAGGTCGATGTTCGACTTCGTCCACGCGATCTCGAACGTGTCCCACCGATCCCACGCCTCGTCGATCGTCGTCGTCTCAGGGGGGCCGATCGTGATGGGCACGAGGAGCGGGCGCGGCTGGTAGTAGTCGTTCTGCCCCACGTCACCGTCAGCGTGGCCACGCGTGACGTCGTAGGACTTCGCGTCGGGGATGCCCAGCCCGCTGACTGGCCCGAGGTGATACGGCGTGTCGTCACCGAGGAGGAGACCGCGGATCAGGATGGTTCGGCACTGCGTCACGCTGCCTCCATCCCGAACCGCCAGGCCAGGTGCTCGCTCAACGTCGACACCATTTCAAGCGGCGACGCGTCCGCCGCGACGGGGAGCACAAGTTGTTCCACGTGGAACGTTGACCCTGTTCGGAACGTCTGCTGAGTGGAAGACCTGATCTGCTCGTTCGGGATGACCTGCGACCCGACCGGCAGGCGCACGATCTCAGGACCGCGCTCACCGACAACGGTCAATCCCGAGGCGACACCGCCCATCTCGCGTCCCGTCACGAAGTTGAACGCCGACTTCGCTCCCGAGACGATGAGGCCAGGCAGGTCCTGCGGTTTCGGAATGAACGACAGGATGGCCTTCGCGATCGCGCCACCCGACGCCACGATGCCATCGACGATGTGATCGACGATCACCACGCCGACGTTCACGAGGTCCTTTCCCGCGTTGAACGCCGCCGCCGTGAGACCGCCGACGAACTGCGACACGACCCTCGTGCCGAGCCCGAGCAACCGGCCAGGAGCGGCGAGTGCCGCGTCGACACCGGCACCGATCCCGTTGACCGCGCCGAGGACGATGTTCACCCCCGTCGTCACAACCCCGCCGAACGCGTCCTGCAACGACTCGACGACGAAGTCAGCGACGTTGAGCCCGAGGTTCCCGAACGCGGCGGGAATCTTCGACGGGTCGGAAACCAGATCACCGAGTCCCTTCAGCGCGCCACCGAGGATCGGGCCCACGACCGACAGTGCGTCGGCCGTCGCGTTGCCAACGTCGAGCACGAAGTTGCCGAGCGCTTCACCGCCGTGCGTGCGCAGGAACTCGCGGGTCTCGACCGCGCCGACGAGGAAGTCGTTCTTGATGATGTCGAACCCAGCGTCGAAGTCGCGTCCGATCTGCGACGCGTGCAGGTCCAACTTCAAGCCGAACGCGTCGCTGATGATCTGCCCGGTCTTCGCGACAAGCTTCGACGCGTTCGACGCGTTGTCGTCAGCGATTGCGAGGATCGTCTTGTCGTGCTGCACGTCCTGCAACGTCACGCCGAGCAGGCCGCCTTGCGCCGGTGCGGCTGGTCCCGCGATCGGCAGTTCGGGAATGCCGAAGTCCTTCGCGACCTGCGCGGCGGTCGCCTGGTTGTTCGTGTCCTTACCTTCGAGGAAGTCGTCGATCGCGTTGCTGACGACTTCCAGCCCGCGCTCCCAGTTGCTCTTGCCCAGCGCCCCCTTTGCGGGATCGAAGAAGAAGTCGAAGACGTTCTCGCCCGCGTCGATCAGCGGTTGGAAGATGTCAGCGGCACCGGCGAACACATCGGTCGCGATGTCGAGTGCCTTCGGCAGTACGACGCTCAGTCCTTGCGCGACCTCGTCGACGATCGGCAGGAGTTTCGTGCCGATGTCTTCCTTCAGGTTGCCGATCACCACGCCCAACTTGTCGGACGCAGTCGCTTGCGCGGCGGCGCTCCCACCGAACTCGGTGGCGAGTTCCGCGAGGATGATCTTCTGCGCGCCGAGGATGTCGCCGCTGGCTTGCAGTGTCTTGATCTGTTGTTTCTGCTGGGCGGTGAACGTGACGCCGACACGCGTCAGCGCGGTGATCCCCTTCGTCGGGTCGTTCAGTGCCTTGCCGAGTTGGATGATCGACGACGTCGCGTCCTTGCCGAACGCCGCGCCCATGTCGACCGCGATCTGTGTCGCCTGGTCGAAGACGTTGTTCGTGTCACCGACCTCGTTGCGGACCTTCGTGAACGTGAGGAGCAGGTTCTCGGCTGATGCGATCTGCTCGTCGTCGATGCCGGTCTTGTTGGAGATCGCGGTGGCGAGGTCGTCGACGTTCTTCGCTGTGACCTTTGCCTGCCCGCCCGTCGACTTGATGACGGCGGCTGTCTGCGCCGCGACCTTGCGTGCCTCCTCGGCCTCGCGCAGCGCGTCCTTCCCGAACGAGAACAGCTTTGCCGCGGCGAACGTCACGGCGAACGCGGTAGCGGCCGTCTTGGCGAGGCTCGTCGACTGAGTCTTGACGTCGCTCTCGGCCTTCTGCGCGAAGTTCTTCGCGTCAGGCTTGATCTCGACGAAGGCCTCACCGATGATCTGTGCCGCCATCAGGTCTGCTCTCTACGTGCGGGTCGCTGTGCGTTCGGGTCACGAGGTGGTGCGGGTGGGAGCGTGGCCATTCTGGCATCCCACTCCTCCTCGGTGATGCCCCACCGCTCACGGCTCGCGAACAGGGGCGTGGCGAGGAAGTCCGCGTACCCCTTGAGCGCGTCGTCGAGCGAGGCGAGCGGGTGCCCCTCGACGCGGATGGCGAGCACCACGTTGAGGAGTTCGCGCAACGTCAGGTCATTGATGCGGTACCCCGCGAGGAGCAGCCGCCCTTCCACGTAGTGCGTGTGGGCCAGAGCCCACATCGCTAGGTGGAGAGCGGCGTCGAAGGGTGGCCGGACTGCAACGGCGCCAGCCATTGCACGACCTCACCGAGGAGGCGGGCGCTCACACTCTTGGTCTCGTCACGTGCGAACGCAGCGAAGCGGGCTTTGTCCTCGGGGATCACGACCGCTTCTAGATACGCGAGGAGCGCGTCCGCTGGCCACACCTGGTTGCCGAGGGTGTCCGTGTAGAACGACGCGACGAAGTCAGCGGCGATGCCCGCAGGCACCGACGGGATGGCAGTGAACTCCTCGGTCCAGTCGAGCACCTTCTCCTCGCCGTCCTCGACGACGCGTTGCTGGCCCTCGAGTGCGAACACGAGTGGGTCGTCGTTCGGGACCAGCGGTTGCGAGAACACCTTGCGCGGCATCAGTACCGTCCCTTCAGGACTGCGAGTGCTCGGATCAGGAAGCGGTTGGGCTGCGTGCCGGGGTGCTGCACCGACTTGACGCGAACGATTCGTTGCTGGCGACGCGAGTAGAAGACGAGCAGCGGCTTGAGCCGCGCGGTGATCGTGTGGGGGACGGTGCCCTCGTGGACCCACAGCGACACGGGGTCATCGCTCCCGACCAGCACGCTCACACCGCTCGACGAGTTCTGCACCACACGCTTGACGATCGAGTCGCGCAGGGTGCCCGACCGTCGCTCACGCGTGTTGAACGTCAGCACGGCAGGCGGCACGTACACCGGGCACTCCCGTTTCGCCGCGACCTTCACGAGCTCTCCGTCTTCGATCAGTCGACGCGTGACGGGACCGTTGGATCCGCGCAGGAGTTCCGCGATCTTCCGTGAGTCCATGACGACGCGCACACCGAACGTGCCCGCGCTTGACGTGCTAGCCACTCGTCAGGCCGACCTTGACGGTGGTGTCGGACCCGACATGCCCGCCGCTCGGGCCGACGACGACCGCGTTGATGAACACGAACGAGTTGCAGGCGACGATCGCGGGCGACCCCTTGACCGCGTCGACGAGCGCGTTGTGCACGCGGATCATGTCGGCCATCACCACCTCGGCGTCGCCCTGCTCTGCCGTCACGGACGGGATCACGATGCGCCGCGACTTCACCCGTGGCACCGCGCCCTGGCATCGCATCAGCCGGATGACGTACGTACCCGACTGCGAGGCGAACGCACCGGACGGGCTGATCGAATCGAGGACGTCGAGGGCCGGGTCGAGGAGCGACGGTGTGTTCTGCGTCAGCCAGACCGCGAGCATCGGGCAGTCGTCGACGGCTGGTCCTGCCGACACGTACTGCCGGTCGGGCAGATCGACGC